AGTGAGGACGATTGGACTAGCCCGGCGACGTGGGAGAAGGCGAACCCGAATTGGGGCGTGAGCGTGCAGCCGGATTTTCTGCGCCAGGAGTGCGACGCGGCGCTGGCCTCGCCGACCTACCAAAACACCTTCCGGCGCCTCTACCTCAACCAGTGGACGCAGCAGGAGAACCGTTGGATCGATATGACGGCGTGGGATGGGTGCGACGGGGCGCTGCCGGATTTGAGCGGGCGACGCTGTTACGCCGGGCTTGACCTGGCGAGCACGACGGACATTGCGGCGCTTGTGCTGGCGTTTCTGCCCGAAAGGGAGGGCGAGCCGCTTTACCTGCTGCCGTTCTTTTGGATTCCAGAGGACAACGCCATTGAGCGAGAGCGGCGGGATCGGGCGCCCTACCTGACGTGGGCGAGGCAGGGGCATATCGAGATGACGCCGGGCAATGTGATCGACTATGCCTACATCCGGCGGCGGCTCAACGAGTTGGCCGAAACGTACCAGATCGCCGAGGTCGCCTATGATCCCTGGAATGCGACGCAGTTGTCGATCCAGTTGCAGGAGGACGGGATCACAATGGTTGAGATGCGGCAGGGATTCGCCAGCCTGAGCGGGCCATCGAAGGAGTTGCTGCGGCTGGTGCTGTCGGGTGGCGTGGCGCATGGGGGAAACCCGGTGCTGCGCTGGATGGCCGACAACGTAACGGCCAAAACCGATCCGGCGGGCAATGTGAAACCGGACAAGGGCAAGAGCGCCAACAAAATCGACGGGATTGTCGCAGCGGTGATGGCGATCGGGCGGGCGTCGGTGGGTACGAACAATAGTTCTGTCTACGAAGAGCGGGGAGTGCTGGCGCTATGATACGTGACGAGCGTTGGCGGTCGGATGCGCCGCCAGTGGGGCGGGTGGTTGAGGTCTGGTATGTCAACGCGGTGATTCTGGCCGTGTGGCATGGCGACGTGTGGCGCACGGTCGAGGGACAGCCGCTGCACCATGTGTCACATTGGCGGAGCCGGGGCTGAGCCGTGGCGAGGAGGAGGTTGGTCATGCTGGGCGAGATGCTACCGACGGAGCGGATCGGGCGCGCTACGTGGCTGTTGGCGCAGGGGCGCGCCATGACGGTGCGGCAGGTGGCCGAGGAGTTGGAGATCACGCCACACGGCGCATATCAAATGTTGGTGCGGCTGAGCCGGGTGCTGCCGCTGAGCGATGAAGGCGGCGTGTGGCGGGTGTGCAGTGCGGAGGACGATCTGCATGATGGGTAAGCGGGGGCCATGCCGCAACGGGGCGGAGTTGGACGCCGTGACGGGCTGGCGGCGCGTGCTGGCGTGGAACCATGTGCGGCGCTCGTACTGGAAGCGCACACTACGCAGGCGTGAGCGGCAGATGCGCAAGCGGGAGGATCGATTGGTGGTGAAATCCGGTCAAGATGACCGGATTTTTTGATAGGCTCTCTCTCCTACAGAGAACGGACGTGCTACGCTCGTGGCATGGCGAGATTTTCCCGCAGTAGCTATCTGATTGATGTTTTGTCGCTGATCGGCCTGGCGCTGATCGGCGTGGCGGTCTTTCTGGCGTGGGGGCTGGCGGCGACGTTGGCCTATGCGGGAACGGCGCTGATCGTGGTGGCGGCGGTGCTGGCGCTGACGCCGGGCAATGAGCGAAACGACGGAGGGCAGGCGTGAGCGTGTTGCGTTCGTTGTTGGCGCCACTGGCGCGGCGGAGCGGCGTGCGAATGCCGGTCGCTAGTTCTGAATGGTCGGGCGGTGCACGGCTGCGCTCTGACGCTGGGGTGGCGGTGTCGCCTGCGACGGCGCTGACGCTTTCGACGGTGCAGGCGTGCGTGACGCTGATTGCGCGGTCGCTGGCCTCGGTACCGCTGGTGCTCTACCGGCGCACGCCGGACGGCGGCCGCCAGCCGGCGGAGGATCACCCGCTCCATGGTCTGCTGCACGACGTGGCGAACCCGGCGCAAACGGCGTTTGAGGTGCGCCAGATGTTGTTTGTCTCGGCGCTGCTCTACGGCAACGGCTACGCCGAAATTGTATGGGGCAGTGACGGCTATCCTGTAGCGTTGTATCCGCTGTCACCTGAGCAGGTGACGCCATGGCTGTCCAGTGATCGCCGGCTGGTTTACCAGGTGCACGGCGACACGTTTGGCGTTGACGGTCAGGTGCGGTGGTTGTCGGATCGGCAAATGCACCACGTGCGCGGGCTGGTTGTGCAGGGATCGATTGGTCTGTCGCCGTTGCGGGCGGCCAATACGATCGGCCTGGCGATGGCGACAGAGGAATTTGGTGCGCGCTTTTTTGCGCAGGGTGCACGACCGGGCTACATCCTCAGCCATCCGGGGCAGTTGAGCGACAAAGCGTTCTCGCGGCTACAGGGTGGTTGGGATGACGGCGGCAGCGCCAACGCGCACAAAACCAAGATCGTCGAAGAAGGGATCAAAGTCGAGAAAGTTGGCATCTCTCCGGACGAAGCGCAATTCCTAGAGACGCGTGCGTTTCAGGTGGCGGAGATTTGCAGAATTTTCAACGTGTCGCCGGGGCTGGTGGGCGCGGCGGAGACGCAGACGTACGCCAGCGCCGAGCAGGATTTGATCCGATTCCGTGAGTTGACGCTGGGGCCGTGGGCGAAGAATCACGAGGCGGCGCTAAAACGTGACGCCATGACGGAGGACGAACAACAGGAGTTGTTTGTCGAGTACAAATTGTCAGCGTTGCAGATGACCGATCTAAAAACGCGCTACGAGGCGCATTCGCTCGGCCTGCAAAATGGGTTCTATACGCCCAACGAAGTGCGAGCCATTGAAAACATGAACCCGATTGAGGGCGGCGACGCATTGTGGCGACCGCTAAACATGGGGCAAGCGGGATCGCCGTTGCCGGTCGCTGCTGCGCCAGCGCCGCCCGACGAGGAGCAACCGGACGAGGACGAGAGCGACCGCCGGTTAACGGGTGCGTGGATCGCCGATGTGCGCTTTCGGCTGGCGGCACGAATCGCTAACGACGTGCGGCAGGGCGGAGCCAAGGCGCTTCGGCTGGGTGGCCGGGCTGCATTGGGCGAGTGGGGAGAGGAACAGATGCACGACTGGCGGCAGGCGGGCGAGACAATGCTGGCGGCGCTGCGTGGCGTCCAGCCGGACGCATCGCCCAATGTCGGCGAGTGGGTCGTTACGGCGTACCAGGCGTCAGTGAAGGAGTTGATCAATGAGTAGGGCAACGGTGCAGGTTGATGAACTGGAAATTAGAGAGGGCGACGGCGGCGCGGTCACGATTGCGGGGCGGGCGGCTCCGTTCGGGCAATGGAGTCAGGAATTGCGCACGCGCAATCGACGATTCCGTGAGCGGATCGCACCGACGGCATTTGATCGGGCGTTGACGGGTGGCGGCGACGTGCTGGCGCTCTGGCAGCATGATCCGGCGATGCCGCTGGCGCGCACGCGGGCGAATACGCTGCGCCTGTGGAAAGATGAAACGGGCCTGCGCTTTGAGATGACGCCAGCCGTTGATACGCCGTGGGGGTTGGGTGCGGTGGCGGCGGTGCGCGCCGGGCTGGTGGATGCTATGTCATTTGGCTTTCGTGTCTCTGCGGCAGGGATGACGGCTGTTCGTGGTGCTAACGACGTGTACGAGCACACGCTGCACGACGTTGATCTGCGTGAGATCAGCCTGGTCACGTTTCCGGCCTATCCGGGGACGGCGGCCATGGTGCGCAGCGGCACGGAGGGCGACGAGCAGATTGAGGCAAATGATGATGAGCATGTGATCGACGGCGGCGGGCAGGAGTCCGAACGCAGCGATACAGATAGCATAGCGGCGGATGCGTCCAGGCGGGCGCGGCTGGCTACTATGATGAACACTGATTTGGAATTGGCTACACGGCGCAGATGCCGGATTGGAGAAACGCAATGAGCAATCAAATTGCAGCGTGGCAGCGGAAACAGGCTGACGCAGTACGCGAGGCTCAAACGCTGAATGCGCAGCGCGGCGACCGTGATCTAACGGACGCCGAACAGCAGCGTTATGACGAATTGACGCGAGAGATTGACCGCTTGCAGAGTGCGCTCGAGGCTGAGCAGCGCTTGGAACTGCGGCGCGTGGCGTCGGTGGCGGCTGGTCAAGATGGCGCACCGGTCGATACACCCAAGATCGGGATGGCCGACAAGGAATTGAGCCAGTACAGCCTGCTGCGCGCACTGCACGCCAGCGCTCGCAACCGGCCGGATTTGGCTCCGCTGGAAATGGAAGCGAGCCGCGCCACGGCGCAGAAACTCGGTCGCGATCCGCAGGGGTTTTTCCTGCCGTATGACTGGCTGCGCAGCGAGTACAGCGGCGGCCAGCAGCAGCGCGCAGTGACGACTACGACAATGGCGAGCCTGATCCCTACGTCTAAGGTGGGTTTTATCGATCTGCTGCGCAATCGAATGGTCGTGCGGGCGGCGGGTGCAATGGTGCTTGATGGGCTGATCGGCAATGTCGATCTGCCACGGCGCACGGCTGGCGCTGCGCTTTCGTGGATTGCGGCAGGGGCGCCGCCAAGCGAAAGCAGCAACACGTTCGATCACGTGCAGCTACGCGCCAAGACCGGCAGCGTTTGGATGGACATCCGGCGCAACGTGTTCAACCAGACGAGCATGGACATGGAGATGCTTGTGTTGGAGGATTTGGCCGCCTCGGTGCAGTTGGGCATTGACTACGCTGCGTTGCATGCGGATGGGTCGAGCAATGCGCCGACCGGCCTGGCAAGCACGAGCGGGATCGGGATGGTCTACGCAGGCGGCGCAGCAACCAGCGGCGTAAACGCCAACGGCGCGGCGCTGACGTGGGCGGATGTGGTGAAGTTGGAGACAGAGGTCGCCATTGACAACGCTGATATCGGGCGTCTCGGCTACCTGACCAACGCCAAAGTCCGCGGCAAGATGAAGGCGACGCCAAAGGTGTCGAGCACGGACAGCCGGATGCTCTGGGACGTGGACGGCATGATCAACGGGTATGCGCCATGGGTTAGCAACCAGGTGCGCGGCGATATCACCAAAGGCTCGGCCAGCGATCTGTCGGCAATGTTCTTTGGCAATTGGGCCGACCTCGTGATCGCTTTCTGGGGTGTCATCGACATAACTACGGACATCCCAGACAACCGAACAGGCGACGTACGCGTCGCTGCGATTGTCGAGACGGACATCGCCGTCCGTCGAGCACAGTCGTTTGCGGCGTGCTTGGACATTGACACCGACTGACGGTAAGCGAGGGGCGGAGGGCGTGCTGCTCTCCGCCCGATGGGAGATGGGCTATGTTGATCCAAATTGTGCGCAGTACGCTAGTGACGCCGATTGGGGAATTGCTGAGGCCAGTTGATGCAGGCGAGGTCGTTGCAGTGGAGCAGATGATCGGGCTGCAACTGGTGCAGATGGGCAAGGCGATTGTTTTGCCCGACGGCGGATCGGCGCAGGGCGGGATCATCCAAACGCCAGAGGACGCACTCACGGAAATGGAGATTCGACCGGAGCGGTCGAAAGGGAGAAAAAGACGATGAAGATGATTTTTGCAACGGTCGGCGCTGCCGTGCTTGTGCTTGCGCTGCTGTTCGGTGTTTTGGTCAGCGGCGGACCAGATGTGGTGCAGGCGGCTCCGGCTGCCGCGCCGACGCCGGTCAGCGTAACTCGGCCTGCTGGCGGTGAGGTGCAGGTTTTCGAGATTTGGAACGCGCAAGCGCTGACGGCTGACACGACTGTCTGTGTGGACATCGGATCGGCGTCGGTGATCGATGTGCAATACCAGATTGACCAGGGCACAACCAACACAGTAACACTCACAAGCCAATGGTCGATCAACGGGTCGCTGATTACCGATGGCGTGGATTTTGTTGCAGCCAACAGCAACCCGCTAACAGTGACGCTGTATCTAGCGGCGAAATAGACAAGAGGGCGGGAGGGGGCGACCTCTCCCGCAGTTCCAGGAGGAAACGTGATCGGACGCTGGACGCTCGTCACGCCGCCGACCGTCGAACCGGCGACAATTGAGGAACTCAAAGCGCATCTGTACATCGACCACAACGCCGATGACGCGCTGTTGGCGATCTATCTGGCGGCGGCGCGGGCGACGGTCGAAGAAGTCACGTGGCGGGCGATTCTGCCGCAGACGTGGGATTTGTATTTGGATGCGTGGCCTGCCGACGGTGTGATCGTGCTGCCACGTCCACCATTGGCGAGCGTGACCAGCGTCACCTACCGGGACGACGAGAATGTCACCAGCACGGTAAGCGCCAGCGTCTATGAGGTGGACACGGCGAGCGAGCCGGGGCGGGTGCTGCTGGCGGCTGGGCAGTCGTGGCCGTCGGCGACGTTGGCGGCGAGCGGTGCGATCCGGGTGCGCTTTGTGGCGGGCTGGGCGTCGGCTGCGGTTGTGCCGCCGATGATCAAAGCGGCGACGCTGCTGCTGGCGGGCGAGGCGTACTTGGTGCGCGAGGCGGTCAGCGAGCGATCGCTGAGCACATCGCCCGGCGTGCAGCGGCTGCTTAACCTGTTGCGGGTGCGCTGGTGAGCGCTCGACGATTGCAGGCCGGAGATCTCCGGCAGCGCGTGACGATCCAGCGGGCGACCGCGGTCAGTGACGGCTACGGCGGCGAGACGCTGACGTGGACGAGCGGGGCGACGGTGCGCGCACAGGTGATCGAGCGCGGCGGCAGGGAGCCGCAGATCGCCGACCGCCCGGTGATGGTGGTTGGCTACGAGGTCATGATCCGCAGCGGGCAGACGGTCAGCCATTTGGATCGGCTGCTCTGGAATGACAAAACGCTACAGATCGAAACGGTGACGCCGCTGCCGACAGGCTATATCACGCTGCGCTGCCTGGAGGTGCTGCCATGAGTCGCCGACGCCGAGGTAGACAGGCGGTGCGCATCCAGTTTCAGGGGCTGAAGGAGATTCAAAGCAGCCTGGAGCGCGTTGGGCTGACGCTGCGCTCGCCGGAGGTGACGAAGGAAGTGCAGCGCGGGGCGGAGATCATGGCGGTGCGCGCCCGGCAGCGTGCACCGGTGGACGAGGGCAATCTGCGCCGTGGCATCTACACGGCGAGCGCACTGCGCGACGGATTTACGCCATTGTCACGCCGGGGACGGGCGATCAACACCGGTCTGCGTTTCCCACCACGGGCCGGGCAGGTGGTTTTGGTGTCCAGCGTCTACTACAGTCAATTTGTGGATCGGGGACGCAAGCGATCCAGCAAGCGGGGCTACATGCGAGCACGGCCGTTTTTCCGGTCGGCGGTGCGTGAAAGCCGGGAGTCGGCGCAAAATTTCATTTTGGCACGGCTAAAACGATTGATTGAACAGAAAATGAGTGCGCGCTAATGGCAACGCGTTCGGATGATTTCAACCGAGCGAACAACACCAGCCTCGGATCGGATTGGTCGGAGGATTCCGGCAATTGGCAGATCGCCAGCAACACCGTCTACAACGGCACGACCGGCAGCAGCTACCGCAAACTGCGCTGGGTTGGCGCTGCGATGGACGGCAATGACTACTCGGTGGAGGGAGTGTTCCGGTCTGACAATAGCGCCGTGGGGATAGGGCCGGCGGCGCGCTGCTCTGCGTCCAGTGCGGTGACATATTACGCCTTCATTCTGTTTGGGGGCGACAACGCCTATTTGGTGTATATCAACGGAGGGAGCGAGACCGTCATTGCGAGCGCCAGCGGCGTCTCGTTTTCGACGGCCTCGACCTACACGTTACGCATTGAGGTAGAGGGCACGGCGATCCGCGGTTACGTCAATGGTACGCTGCGGGCGAGCGGCACGAATTCGTCGCTGTCGAGCGGTGCGCCGGGTGTCGGCGCGTATGCTGGCGGCAGGACACTGACCTACGTTGACAACTGGACAGCCAGCGATTTGGGCGGCGGTGCGCAGTCGGTCACGGTGACGGAAAGCGGCGCAGGGGCTGATGCACTGGCGCAGTTGGGCGTAGCGGTTGGGCTGAGCGAAAGCGGCGCAGGGGTCGAGGTCTTCGGCGGCGCTGCCAGTGTGCCGACGACGGACGCCGGGACAGCCGTTGACGCGCAAACGCTGACGGTGCAGTTGACCGCCTTTGACACCGGGTTGGGCGCTGACGTGCTGGCTGCGGCTGTGCTGGCGGCGCTGCTGGAGAGTGGGAGCGGCCTCGACGCCATTGGCGGATTGTCGGCAGGCGTGGCGCTCAGCGAGTCGGGCAGCGGCGACGATGCGGCGACACTGTTGATCGCCGCACTGAAAGAGATCGCCGAGTCGGGCGGCGGCGACGATGCGCTGTCGATTGCGGCGGCGCTGTCGATTGCGGAAAGTGGCGCAGGGCAAAGCGGGCTGTCGCTGCTCTCGGCTGCGGTGGTGGCGCTTTTCGATGCGGCGACGGGCAACGAGTCCATTGCGGTTGCGCTTGACCCGCTGCTTGTCAGTGACGCCGGAACAGGCAGCGAGGCGACGGTTGCACAGGTGGCGCTGTCGCTGGGCGACAATGCCACGGCGGTCGATGGGCTGCTGGCTGGCGTGCTGATTGCGATCAGCGAGGCGGTTGCGGCGGTGGATGGCCTGGGCGACATTGTGGTCAATGTGCCGGTGGCGGATGCTGCGCAGGCGGCTGAGGCGTTGGGCGCAATGGCGGCGGCGCTGGCGGTCGTGGACATCGGCGCAGGCGTGGATGTGGCGGCGAGTTTTGACTCCGCCACGCGCATCGTCGTGATCACATTTGCGGTGCGGCGACGCTCGATTGCGTTCGGTTGGCTGCGGCGCTCGATGGGTTGCCAGTGGGCGCAGCGTCAGATTGATTTTGGCTGGCAGCGACGGATGCCTGTGTTCGAGTGGGCGCAGCGCTCAATCGAATTTTCAATGTGAGGAGAAGGGAAATGATCGGGGACAAACTGAGCTACCGCACGCATTGGACGGTGCGCCGCTATGCGGACGATGCAGCATTTGCGGCGGGTGCGCCGACGCCGATCCGCCAGGCGGACGGGCAGATGTTGCCGGGCATCTCTGAGATCGAGGGGAATGTGCTGTTGAACGAGGGCATTCAGTTGCTGCTCGATTTGCTGATCGGCGCAGGCGGCACGACCTACGCCAACGCCAACGCCTACATCGGCGTGGGGGAGGATAGCACGGCGGCGGCGGCCAGCCAGACGGGGCTTTTGGGCAGCACGACGACCTTTCGCCCGATGGAGTCCGGCTATCCGAGTCGCTCCGGGCAGACGGTGACGTGGCGCGCCGTTTTCGGCAGCAGTGACGCCAACATTGCCTGGAATGAATTTTCGGTGGTCAACGGCAGTTCAAGCGCCGGAACGAACCTCAACCGGCGCGTCAGTGCGCAGGGCACGAAAGCCAGCGGGCAGACGTGGACGGTTGACGTGTCGATCACGATTAGCTAGGAGCCGACATGGAGCGCGTCAACGAACGCAGCACGGCCTATATCACGGTCGTTTTCCGCGACAAAACAGGAGCGGCGGCCGCACCGACGACGATCACCTACCGGATCGACGACGTGGCGACGGGTAAGGAAATTCGTGATGACACGGCAATCACCCCGGCGGCCAGCACGGTCGAGATCGTGCTGACGCCAGCAGACAACGCCATGGCATCGCCTGCGCTGGCGGTCGAGCGGCACGCTGTGACGGTGACGGGCGTCTACGGCGACGCCGACCAGGTGATCGGGGAATATGTGTACGAGGTGCTCAACCTACAGGCGGTCGTATGATCGAAAGTGCAGTGGTTGCGGTACTGAAAAATGACAGCGGGGTGGCGGCCATCGCCGCAGATCGGATCACGGCGGGCTTTTTGGTCTACGCCAACAACTTTCCGGCGGTGGTGGTGCGGCGCTCGACAGGCAGCGCCGAGTACACTTTTGGCGGCGGGGTCGCCTCGATCACAACGCTGGCGGTGATCACCTGGGGGCCGGGCTGGCAGGTGGCACGGTCGCTGGCGGAGGCGGTGCGCGCTGCGCTCGATCAGTACGAGGGCGGCGAGATCGACGTGATCACAGTTGCCGACGGCGAGGACATCCCCGTCGCCGAAACGGGCGAATATGGCTGCACGCTGTTTCTCACAGTGAGGCATTAGAAAGGGAGGCGACATGGGCGTCAAAGGTTATCGAGGGCGTTTCCTGGTGGATGAGTTCGATTTTTCGATGGATACGTTTTCCGCTTCGCTGTCACTCAATGCGGAGGCGCTGGAGTCGTCCAACTGGCAAAGCGCCGCCCGGCAATACCAGCCGGATGGAGCGCAAAGTGAATTGGCCGTCACCGGCTACTACACCGGCTACACGGCTGGGGATATCTACCGTGAGCTGGTGGCGAGGGTCGGCACGGAGACGCCTGCGTGGGCGGCGTGGCTGCTCAACACGGCGGAACTCGGCCAGCCGGCCTATGTGCTGTCGTCGTCATGGGGAAGCGGGGTCACGGTCGACACGCCGGTCAACGACCTGCTCAAATTTGATGCGACGCTGCAAGGCATCGCCTACGGCGGCTATACGCTGCTCGACGGTGCGGTGTCGGCGACGGGCAACGGCACGGTGGTCACGCTACCGGCGGCAGGGAGCGACGGCGGCACGGCGTTTCTGTTCGTTCGCTCGATTACGGGGACGGCAACCAATGCATCGGTGTCGATCCAGTGCGACACGGTGGTGGGCATGAGCACGCCGACGGCGAAGGGGACGATCCAGTTCTCAGCGGTTGGGGTGTACGAATTGGCGATTACGGGCACGGTTGAGGAATTCGTGCGCGTAACGATAAACAGTCTCGGCGGGGCGACCGCATTCACGGCGGCGCTCATCTTGTGCGTCAACGACGCTACCATGTAGTAGGGAGGACAGAATGACACGGACAAAAGCGCTCCAAAATGTGAGCGTCACGTACAACTCGGTATCGTTGCAGGCGCATTTAAACCAAGTGAGCCTAGAAACGACAGTGGAGGCGATCGAAAGCACCACGTTCGCATCGAGCGCACAGGAGCAGGGGCCGGGCGCGCCGAGCTTCTCGATCAGCGTCGGCGGGCCATGGTCGAAAACGCTCGACGATGCGCTGCGCCCTGATCTGATCACGCCGCCAACGACGCTGCGCACGCTGGTCTACTATGTGGGGCCGTCGGGCAGCCGCGTCACCTACACGTGGACGGGCACAACCACAGTCGGCGCATTCATCAGCGATTACACGGTCAACGCCGACGATCCGATGGGTGACATTAGCTGGTCGGGCACGCTGACCATTAGCGGCGCGCCGGTGATCTCCTAATGCCGATCCGCGTCTATTCCGAACTGGACGAGTTCCGCCAGTGCTTTGTCGAGGTGGCGGAGGGCTGGACAGTGCGCGAGTTGAACGGACTCTATGAAAGCCGTGACCAGTGGCTGGAATTGTTCCGGCGCAAGGTCACGGCGCTTCTCATCGTCACGGCAGATGGCGACGAGGTGACGACGGCTGACGAGCTGATCGCCGTGTGGGACGATCTCGACGTGCGGCTGGCGCGCTTTGTCAACACGGCGCTCAGTGCGGCGGTCGATCACCTGGCGACGCTGGGGGGGATGCAGAGGCGAATCTCATCCGGCGCAGGAGAGTCGCCGACGACGACGAGGACGCCGACGACGAGGACGAGCTAGACGATGAGGCGCGGCGGCGCGGGGTTGGGGCGGCGTTGGCCGCCATGCCGCGTCACATGTGGGACGCCTGGCTATTAAATCGTTTTCCCGGCAGGACGCTGGAGGAACTCGACAACGTGGACGTGCTGCGCCTGCTGCGTGCGGTGCGCGTCAGCGAGATCGACCGGGTCGAGGCGCTGCGCAAGATGGCGATGGAGAAGGACGGCAACCGGCGACTCGACCGGGCGGATTGGGTGGCGATCCGGCGGCATGATCGATTGATCCGGCAGAAAGAGAACGATGGCAGCCAATAGCAATCTCCTCATTTCGATTACAGCCAAAGATCAGGCGTCCGGCACCTTCCGGCGCATCAAAGTCAGTCTCGGCGAGCTGGAGAAAGAATCCTCCGGCGCAGGCGAGGCTGTCGGCGATCTAGGCAAAATCTTCCAGAGCGGGCTGGGCAAGCTGGCCGGCGGGCTGGCGGGTGCGTTTGCCATCGGGCAGATCGCCAGCACCACGATTGAGTTGGCGAAACTCGGCGCGCAGACGGAGCGCACCAAAACGGCCTACGGCGATCTGGCGGCGAGCGCCGGTCAGAGTGGCGCGGCGATGCTGGCGGCGATGCGCACAGCGACGGCGGGCACGGTCGCCGACAGCGAGTTGATGCTGGCCGCCAACCGCGCCATGATGCTGGGCGTTAGCGACAACGCCGAGGAGATGTCAAAATTGATGGCGGCCGCCATCGAGCGTGGGCGGGCGCTGGGCGTCAGTTCACAGCAGGCGGTCAACGACATCATTACCGGCATCGGGCGCATGAGTCCGTTGATCCTGGACAATCTGGGCATTACGGGCGCGGCGGCGGCGTTTGACACCTACGCGGCGAGCCTCGGCAAGACGGCGGATCAGTTGACCGACGTTGAGAAAAAGCAGGCGCTCGTCAACGCGGTGCTCTCGTCGTCGTCGGGGCTGGCGGTGGCAAACGATGCGGCGGCGGCGTTTGAGCGCATGGACGCATCGATCCAGAACGCCAAAGAGGCGATGGGCATCCTCTTCGGCCCGGCGGTTGCTGCGATTGCGGATAAGCTGGCGCAGGCGGCGACGATCACGGCGGAGGCGCTGACGGAGAATCCGCTGATCCAGGCGGAGGCGACGATCGCCGGACGGGTGCAGGCGCTGCTCAAAGAGGCGCAGGATGCAGCCATGTGGAGCGCTGCGCCCGGCGCGCCGGTGGGGCCGGAGGGACTCGGCACGAGCCAGCTTTCGGATCAGGCGCAGCGGCTGCAATTGGTTCTGTTCGCCATTCAGCAGATCGACCAGGCGCAAAAAGACGGCATTGGCTCGGCGGGCAAGTGGGCGGATCAGATCACGCGCATTGCTGAGCGCGCCATACAATTTGGCGAGGTAAGCGACGAATCGCTGCGCACCGTGGCGATTTTGCTGGGCAACATTGCCACCACGACCGCAGACGAGAAATTGCAGCGGACGGCGCAGGCAATGGGCAGCCTCTCCGATGCAACGCGGCCAACGGCGGAGATGATCGCCGCAACCAACGCCGCGTTGCAGGATTTGGCAACGTCGAGCGGTGCGTCGGCGGAGATGATCGCACAGGTGACAGCCGCGGCGCAGGGGCAACTCGCCAGCATTGCGCAGGGTGTCGCCGCGGCGCAGGGCGAGCAGGCCGGGCTGGATTGGCTGGAGATGATGAATCGCCTGCTGGCGGAACAGATCGAAAAATGGGCGGCGGAGGGGCGCACCATCGCACAGATCACAGGCGTCTTGCTGCCAAACTATATCAGCGCGCTGCGCAAAGTCGCCGACGGCGCAGGCGATGCGGCGCAGGCCATGACCAACATGGCGAAGGGCGCCCAAACTGCGGGCACTGTCGGCGCACGCATGATGGCAGGGTTGGCGATCCGGATCGGTGCGGTGACGCGCACGGCGCAAACTGCATCCGCTGCGCTGGCGCAGATGGCTGGCGTATCGTCGGCGCTGAATGCGGCGCAGGGGCGAGGCCTGGGTGCTGGTTTCCGCACGGCGGATTACGTCCCCGTCGAAAAGACGACCAACGCCGTCCTGGGATTTGAAAGCGCGCTGAGCGATGCGCTCAACACGGCGGCGTATGGCGGCGGCGGCAGCGGGATCAGCGGGATCGGCGACGAGTTTGACGATCTGCGCTCCAAAGTGCAAGGGGTGATCAGCGAGGCCATGGGCGCCGACATCGGCGGCCTCAATCCGTCCGATTTTCTGCCGCGTGAGGATGCCGTCAACGAGAATGCGCGCCGCCTGGCGGCGATCATGCGAGACGGGCTGGGCGACCAGGAATGGATGGAGGAATTCAAAGCGGAGGTTCCGGCGCTCTTCGAGGAGTTGGCGAACAGCGACGATCCACGCGCGGCGGCGGCGCGCATGTTGCAGCAGTTCCAGGCCGGGCTGCGTCCTGAATTGCTCGACAAGGGCATGATCAAAGAGCGCGTCAAGGCGATGATCCTGGGCGATCAAAGTTCGGCGGCGCTGGCGCAGGAGATTGCACAGGAGCTATCCGCCGAGCTGGGCGTCAGCCTGGCGCAGGCGCAGCAGGCGGTCTCTTCGGCCATGGGCGGCGGTGCGCTGGGTGGTGCGCTGCCGGAGGGTGTTGCACCGGGGCCGGATGGCAGCGAGCAGGGCGTCACGTTCGTGTCGTCGTGGGTCAAGACCGTGACGGGCATGGTTGGCGACTTCGACGCCAGCGGCAAGAGCGCCGGCAATGCGTTCGGGGCCGGGTTTATGAGCGTGCAGAGCACATTTATCACGCAGTGGGCGGAGGCGCTGGTCGCACTGGTTACGGCTGGCGTTGTGCAGCGGATGGCGAGCGATGCCAGCAGGACAGGAGCGCGCTAAATGGCGATCACGACAGCGACATTGGGCGGGGTGACACTGCCGCACGTGCAGCCGGACGGCTACATTGAGCGGCCAGGCTATCGCGGCGCAGATCGGGTCATGCTCTCCGGCGCGCTGGCGACTGACCTGCTGACGACCACAGTCAAGCGAACATTTGAGCTAACCTGGAGACGGCTGACGGAGGCGCAGGTGACGACGCTGCTCTCGGCGTTTGCGACCGTGCGTGATGGCTCGGCGGCGTTTGTTTCGCCCCTGGGCGGTTCGTACACCGTGACGCGTGACGAAGGATTCTATGCGCTCGACATCCGGTGGCGGGCGGATCGGCTGGTCGCCCGCGCCGAGGTGACGATGCGCTTGAGGGAGGTCTAGCTGTGGGTCGTGTGGTGCAGGCTCGTTTTCTCGTCGATTGGGATTTTAATGGGACGTACACCGACGAAAGCGCACACCTGATTTCCGCATCAGGTGACATGCGGCTGACGCCGGTTGGCGCAGGGCTGGCGACGGCGCAGGGCATCATCGCACAGGCGGTCATTACGCTGCGCAACGCCTCCGGGCGCTTTTCGCCGCTGCGCACCGACGGCGCACTCTACGCCGTGATCGGCAACGGCAAGGCGTACCACGCGCCGTGTCGTTTGGAGGTGAGCGTCAACGGCGGCACGAATTTCTACCGCGTCTTTACCGGTGTGCTCAAATACCCGGAGGAGCGCACCGCGTCACCAATTGAGGGGCCAACCGTGCGCTTTGAGGCGCGTGGCATCGAGGAAAAATACCTACAGCGCCGTGTCTCGACCGGGCAGGCGGCGTTTGCTGCCAACTATGAGGCAGGCGCAACGGAGGCCGATGTGTTGGCCTCGTTTCTGTCGGCGGCAGGCGTCCCCGGCGTGCTGAGCGGACAGCTTGTGCTCGACAGCGGGATGTTTTCCGTTCCGTGGGCATGGCTGGACGACGAAAGTGTAATTGAAGAGTGCTGGCAGTTGGCCGCGGCGTGTGGCGGGCGCTTCTACGCCGACAACGACGGGATTCTGCGCTACGAGAACATGCAGCGCTGGCAGACGGCGACTCGCTCCACGACGGCGCAGTTGGCGCTCACGCGCGACAACATGGAGAATTTCGTGTTGCGCGTCGAGGACTCCGATCTTTACAACGTGGTGACGGTCGAGGCGTCGCCGCGTGCGGTCAGCGGGCTTGAGGTCATCTGGGAGCCGGACGCCTTGCCGGTTTTGCAGCCGGGCGAAACGCAAACGCTCAGCGCTCGCTTTGATGCGCCTGCGCAGCGGATCGTGGGGCTGACCTACGAGGCCATCGACGACGGCGGCAATGCACGCACGAGCGACGTGAGCGTGGCGGCGACCTACTACGCCCAGCGCGCCGATCTGGTTTTTGTGAATGCCGGTGCGCTGCGCGTGCGGCTCTATCCGCTGCGGATCGTCGGTGTGCCGGTGGTTGGCGGGCCGGAGATCGAGGAGCGCGTCAACAGCACGTCGAACGGTTCCAACGCCGCTTTTTTCGTCAACCGCGGCGACCGCACGCTGAGCATTCGATCCAATCTCTATTTGCAGACGCGCACCCATGCACGGTCGCTGGCGCAGTTCCTGCTCGACCGCTGCGAGATGCCACGCCTGACCGCGCACGCGTACGGCGTGATCGGCCAGCCGCAGTTGCAGCTCGGCGACCGGGTGACGGTGGCGGATGCGCCGACGGTGACGGGTGCGTTTGCCGGGTACACAACGGCGATCAACTGGTCGTTTGGTGCGCGTGGCTTCGACCAGGAGTTGACGCTGGTCGAAACAAGCCAGATGTTTGCGCACGACAACAACTATTTCCGGGTTGGCGTGGATGCCATGGGATCAACGCGTAGGGTGTTCTACTGATGCCAATTTTGACTGCACCGGCCTGGACGAGCGGCGATCTGCTCTCGGCCAGCAAACTCAACGCCATGAGCGACAGCATCAACGCGCTCAAGGGCCTCTCGATGGCGCCAACGGGAATGTTTGTGCGGGCGGCGGACACGGCGACCTACTGGTCGCGGCGCGCCTACCGCTATCTGCACATCCGCTATGATTTTGGGGCGAGCGGCACGTTTCGCATTCGGATCAACAATGTGGAGGTCTACGCAGGCAGCGCAACGGGCGAGCAGTGGCGCACGTTCGATCTGTCGGCGGTGAGCACGCCGCCGGAGGTTGGCGCATTCTACAAGATCGAGATGATCCGCCCGTCGGGTGGCACGCTCATGATCTATGAGATGTTCGAGTCGGGCGGGGCGACGCACAACGCAACCGGGACATACACCACACCCGCGGCGTGGACGGGCAGCGAAACGGCGGCGCAGACGCTCACCAAATTGCAGAATCTGAGCATGGCGATCACGCAGATGCGCCCCGTTGTCACGCCGCCAAGCGCGACGCTATTGTGGACGCAGACGACGCGCACCTATGTGCTCCAGCGGCGGCTGCGCTACATTCAGTTGTATTACGTGTCATTTGACCGGGAGGGCGATCCGGCAGGCGTGCAAGTGCGCGTGAACGGTGTTCCGGTTTTTGCGGACAGCAGCGATCGACCCGACGGGCACACGGTCTATTTGGACATGAACAGCTTTGCATCGCCGCCCGCGATCGGGGCAGCCTATACGCTGGAATTTGTAATCAGCGGCAGCGTCACGCTCCGTTTGCTGCGCGAAGACCCGGCCTACCCAAGCGCAACCAGTGCGGCGTTGTTTGCGCACGGCCAGGCAGCACCGAACGCCGCCACGCTCAACACGCTGACGACGACGATCAACGAGGCGCAGGCGATCCTCGGCACAATCGGCAAGAGCGCACCGTGCATCGAACGCCCCTACAACCATCCAGAATGGGGCATGTGGCGCACGGCGCGCTATCTGCACTATCTGCGGGAGGGATCGCTCCCCGCATACATTTGGGAGCCGTCTGGAATCCAGGAGCAAGTCAGCCTCCCAAAAACCGATAGCGAGGAGTGGGCGACGCTCGATCTGGACACGATCGACTGGTTAGCACCGGGCGGCACTTTTTACATTTACGAGGCAGACGCCGTTTGGCTGGATGACATACCCTAATGCCAAAACAGACAGCACGCAAAATAGTCGATGAACGCACCAAGAGCAGGCCAACCAGCGTCAACGGACTGACGCTGACGGCGGCTCCACCACTGAGCAGCCACTCGCTATTGC